AACAACCTGTGTTGTTTGGACTAATAAAGTCCTGAGATCTTCAATTAATTTCCGGTTGATCTTATAACCAAATTGAGGTAATGCACGATCATTCAATGTTTTCACATTGCCTAAACGCTTAGATATAAACTCTATCTGAGCGTTTGGTATGAGCAAGTTAAAGTCGCTTGGTTTGATGTTGCCACGCTGTTCCTTATTTGCTACATAATTTATGAATCGGTATAACTCATCGATTGTCATTACTCTTCACCTTTAATTATAAAGTCCTCAAAAGCAGACCTGATCTCAAAATCGCTCAATGTGTAAGTGTTGCCATCATTTCCTGCGTACTCGAAAGACAAGTCATCATCAATCTCTGTAGCCGGTACAATGTGTGGCTCTACATCAACATCAGTATTGGCAAGCTTGCGCAATTCCTTCTGAAGCTGAATTCTGTTCTCGGGAGTGTAGACGTACTGATCATTCTCCACAATCAATACTTTCTTTTTGTCTTTCTCCTCGGTTGATGCCAGGTTGACCTTTTTGTCATTCTGAGCATCTGCATAATCCTCGGCAATTGTTGTTGTCTTTTTAAGCAACTTAGCCGCAGCATGATACACTTTTGTCTTTTTAGTAGCATGCTTTAAAAAGATAGCCGCCACCATTCTGAACTCTGATACGCGTTTGTTTGAAATTTTCATAAGCCTTTATGTTATTTTTATGCAATATAAAAAATTATATCATCCCTTCAGACTGCACGTAAGCAAGTATTTCAGCTCTTTGTGCATCAGTAAGCGGTCTAGTCACCATACACATTTTTGCATAAGTAAAGCCCTGTAATTGGGAAGATGATAAAACCCTACCCATGGTTATACTATCTTTCCCTACTGCCAGATCATCAAAGCACCAACCGCTATTTGCTCCACTTGCGACAGTTAGAACCTGCTCAACGCCATTTACATAGATTTTGTTTGATGCTCCTCCAAGCTTAAAGGTAATAAGCCTGAAAGTCTGACCCCCTGTATCAGTAAATCCTATTCGATTAACTGTCCCTCCTGAACTTGTGTATTCGATACACATAAAGTTAGGGTTTGTTCCATCGCTAGAAGGAAGGTGTCTACACAATAGTCTATTGTTAACCGCGCCCGAAGATGCTGCGTTGAATATATAATTTTGTCTTGTGGCACCTTCTCTCCTTGTCACTACATGGATTTCACACTCTGTTAGGTTAAGTATTTCTGTAGGACTTTGAAGAACCAACCACTTGTTTGCGGCTGTAGCATCAATGTTTAAATAATTACTAGCAATAACCCACTGAGGTCGGCTGTTAATAACTGACTGGGTAAAATTGTTAGTTATGTCTTTTATGTTCAAAACCTGACCAACCTTTGGTACTGCAAAAGTATTGATGTAGTCAGTCCACATATTATCTACCTTGTGCATTTCAAAGTGATAAAGTAGATCAGAGCCTAAGATGTCATCAATTGTCTCTACTGTTGTGGGAACTTTTGTTGTAACCTTAAATTGTATGTACCGCTGTGTAGGGACGCTTGTTGACCATGCGCTTGGAGTTGTACTGCCCCATCCATCATTAGATAGATTCGCGTCAACGTATTCAACATCGCAAGCTAAAGGGGTTGTGAGTGATAAAGAAGGGGCTACTGCACTGCTTCTAAATTCTACATCAACATTATCAGGAAATGTAAACTGACTAATGTTCTGCCAATCAGTGAAAGACTTCATATCAAGAACAGGTGATAAAGCAAAGCTACTGCCTGATATTTTTTCGCTTAAATAATCTTGTGATTTTGATAGTCCTTTAAATGATGTAAAGGGTATCATCTGAGGGAAGTTTACAAATTTCTTATAAGTCTTCTGAGCGTCTACGTGTATAAGCCTATTACCGTTATTTACAGCCCCGTGAAAATATTCGTCTGAGTTGTACCAAAGTGTACCGTCAACGTCTACAAATATTCCCTCACTGTATTGCTTGCTTGTCGTTGTTGCAGGGATAAATTGTGAAACGTTGTAACCATCTAAGTCACTCTGTAGCCAACTTTCAGAAATCAATTCAAGGTTCCCGCCTGTACCAAATACTATTTTTCTGTTAATCCAATTAAGAGATACACCTTCTAATGCACGTTGCCATAAATCAGATAATTGCCCCCATGTACCATCTTTTTCCCAACGATTTATAGTCTCTATTGGTGATTTTGTTGCATACAAAATGTCAGTTTCGTAGTCATAAAAAATAGTAGATGCGTCTAGTGCTGTTATGGAGTCAACTTGAACACCTGAGTCTAAATCATAAATTCTAGCTGTACCAGAAAAAGATGTATCAAATAAACGCCTGCCAATTGGATCAACCGCTACATCCTGATTAGAGGCAATAGAAATACTTCTTACTGGTGTTGGTTTTGTCCCTGCGGCAGCAGCAGATGCCGCGAGTATTGATGCCCTTGTGTAGAAGTAAGCCTTCCTATCATAGTTTGATACAACAATAAAATTATCGCTTTCAGGGTCGTAATCTAATCCTGTATTTGCTTCTGGTGTAACGGCATCTCCTCCTAAATTTGGGAGTATCGTCAAAACATCAATAACACCAGCACCAGATACAAAAGCGCCCATGTCTGAGTATCCTGGCTTACTTGTCAGATAAGAGAAATCAGTATTATTGTACTTTATTCTTATAGATGAAATCTGTTGAGATATGCCTCCATCTAATGGCATTCTTTGGATCATCCAATTTACTACAGGTACGTTCATTTTATGCTGGGCCTAATGTTGTAATTGTGCCTGAACTTCCCCACCATTTTAGGGCGCCTGATTCTACATAGAAGAATCCACCGTCAGATGGATTACCTATTGGAACCGCTCCTGAATTACCGATAAACATACCCTTTTCCATTGATTTAAAATCAATAATGCCTCCCGTAGTAAACCCGATTGCTATATTTCCATCTTTACCAGTTCCTATACCAGCTCCGTAAGAAAAATATAAATTTCCACCATCACCATTTCCTATAGAGTAAGCCTCTCCTCCATAAAATGCAATGTCATCACCATTATTATTTGTGGAGTCCCCCTGTCCTGCTTTAAACAAAAGAAATCCATGGATATTACCTTTTACACCAATAATATTGGTAAATCCATCTTCAACTAAGATATCAATACCACCTGTATAAGAGGTAGAGGATTCAGTTGCTCTGAAAGAAAATAAATTAAAAAGACCGGTAAATGGATTTTCTTCATTTATAGATAAGTAATTATTGCCTTTACCAATTTTAACTAATCCATCACCTTTACCGTAAATTTCAATATCACAATCAGCGACTGAATTATTTACTGTAAAAATTCTTGATGTACCTGATGTAGAAGACAGTCCAAGTGTAATGTTTGATAAATCATCAACAACAAGAGAGCTTGATTGAATTATCTTACCTGTTGTTAAATCAAATCGAGCAACTGTGTTATCAGTTGATGACGATGGACCAGCAACATCGCCAATATTAATCCAAGATCCATTCTGTCTAAAAATAAATTTATTAGTTGCTGAATCGTACGCCTGCATTCCGTTAACAGGCGTTGGAATTGATGCTGTGTTTGTTACTCTTGGCATCATTACTCCTAATGTCGTACTTTGAAAGTCAACGAGTACAGATCCTGATGTTAGTGTAGACCCACCAATTAATAAAGATCCAGATTGTGCTCTGAATGCTATATTCGTGAATCCTGTGGTGCTTGTAAGGTCAGGATTCCAATCGTAACCAATTCCTAATCCACCATAAGTTCCGGTTGTATTAATTCTTGGCCTACCTCTAAAATGAATGTACGTTGCGCTGCCTGAAGTAGGAGCAAAAACAACTCCGGCTGCTGTGTTTCCTATAAGACTAAACGTTCCTGATGTCAAGGTTATATCATTTGTTTCTAAAAATGAAACCCTTGCTACATCTGATGTTGGAGTTCCTTGCGCAACCAATAACAAGTTGGTTCCCGATATCGATTGCGTTGTCCCTGTTGCTGTTGTTTGTATTCTGAATGCATTTGACGAACTGCCTATTGTAATCAATCCATCATCTCTAAAGTCTATAATTCTTTGATTGCTCCCATTGGCTATTCTCCCTGCTAAGGCACTACCTGTAGCTGTTCCTCTTACATCTAGTGTTGTTGATGCTGTGATGGTGGCCGCGCCAGGAGCAATTAATACAGACCCATTAAAATATGGGTTACCAACTAAAGTAGGCGTTGTTATTGTTGTTGAACCAGAGATGCTCCAAAAGTTTTTTGTAGCAGATCCAGTTCCTCCATTTGTAATGGACAAGACACTTGCTCCAACAGCGCCTGATTGGGAAAGATCAATTGTGCCAAATCCAATAGATGCGCCTGATCTTCTTAAAATGTTGTAATCTGAGCCAGCAACAATATCAGCAACGTTACCAACACTGTTTGCTGACCTTCCTATTACTGATAACGCGGCAGATGTTCTCAGTTTTGCGTCTGATATAGAAGCATCGTTAACATCAGCGGTTATTGATGGTGTCCCATCATTATAGGTAAAATTAATGGTTGTTGTGTTGGTTAAAATACCTCCAACTTGATCTTGTATGTATTCGGCATCAGCAATCAGTGTAGTGCCACTCAAAGTAAGACCTGTGCTCACCTCAAGCCACGTCACAGAACCTAATGAATCATCCCAAAATAAAATTCTATCTGCACCTGGATCAGCTAAGCTTGCGCCAGTACCTCCATCTGCAAGAGAAATATCTGTACCACCTACTCGATAAATGTATGCTGTACCAATAGTAACAGCGCTACTCAAATCCATTGTAGGAGTATTGTTTGCTGTTAATGTAGCAAATGTTGTGTATGCTGCTCCATCAACGTCATAAGCTTGCAACAATAAAGTATTAGCTGCTGAGGTTCCTGTTCTTAATGCGCTACCGGTGGACACAGTTATGTTTGCCAGTCCGGTTATATTGTTAGAGCCATCGATGATTACACCGCTATTCTTTACAGCAGAACCACCAACTCCATCCCATCTAACTATTGCATTATCGGTAGATGCGCCAGGTCCTGTAATACCTCCGCCACCACCTGAAGCTGTTAGCGTATTGGTGCCACTGTCGTATGTCAATCCTGATAGAAGAGCAAATCTTACTTGGTTTAACGTATTATCCCAAACCATGGCTGTATTTGCTCCTGGGTCAGATAAACTAACTCCTGTACCTCCATCTGCCAATGATACGTCCGTTCCGCCAACACGATACACATAAGCAGTGCCTAAAGTTGTTGATGTGTTGAGATCAAAAGTTGGAGTGTTATTAGCCGTCAATGTCCCGAACGTAACGTAAGCCGCCCCATCCACATCATAAGCCTGCAGTAGCAGTGTATTGCCAGCAGATGTATTTGTGCGAATAGCGGATGCTGTCGGGAAGGTTAGGTTATTTGAGTCATCTAAAATGAGTCCTGAGTCTTGGATTGAGTTACCTCCAATACCATTCCATCGAGTAATAGCGTTGTCTGTAGATGAAACCGGACCAGACACGTTACCAGGTGTTGGAGGAGTTTGCCATGTTGGAACTCCGGATATAACTGTCAGGATAGAGTTATCAGGGCCAGCAGAGACTTGCTGAGCTGTATTTCCACCACCACCTACCCAAATAGCATTTACAGCTAAGTTATTTGATAGTTTTTGATCTAACTGGTCTTGTATTGGAGTAGCGCTCATTCCAACCAAGGTGTTAGCCTCAGCGGTTGTAAATGTGGCTCCATCTAAAATATTTACTTCAGAAGCAGATGCCGTAACATCTGTTACCAATGATAAAGTCAGTGTGCTCCAAGTAGCGTTGTAGTCCGTTCCATCAATTTTTGTTAAGAACTGATTGGCTGTACCACCAGATGGTAATCCATTTGCCGCTGCATTGCCCCAAACCGCTGTAGTTCCGTTTGACGTAAGAACTTGCCCTGATGTTCCCAATGCAAGGTTAATCCAATCAGAACCGTTGTACAGTATAATATCACCTTGCGCAAGAGCACCAAGGCTTACTACCAATCTCTCATCAAGAGATGCTTGTAGTGAAGAGGATATGTCATAGTATCCTAATTGAGTTGTTGAGACTCCGCTGGCTACAGGGATTCCATCAGAATTTGATACCAAAACAAAATCAGCAGCGATTGCGGCTGCATCTGTCATTACTCCTAATGAGTTATTAACCACCAATCGATTACTCGATCCAGAAGCCAATTTACTTCTTCCAATAGCCGCATTTGTGGCGATGTCTCCATCGACAATACTTAATGCTGTTATAGCAAATAAACCATCACTGTTAAAAGTGACATCTCCACTTGGAGCTACTGCTGTGGCTACATTTAACTGGCCAACAAAGAAACTACCAGTTGGCAGCAGTGTTCCCATCTTCGCGTCTAACTGATCTTGAATACTCAATCCGGTATCAATACCGACTAAAGTATTGGCTTCTGCTGTGCTGAACAGAGCGCCATCAAGAATATTGATCTCCGCTACCGATGCAGAAACACCGATGTCTGTTGGATCAAGTGTATCCCAAAGTACATCGTATGATGTATTTGAGTTCTTCTTTAATACTTGTCCTATTGTACCTCCAGAAGGAATACCATTTCCGACTACATTTTGCCACTGTAAGCCAGTGACTGTTGAAACAAGAACAGTTCCGTCCGGTCCTTTATTGAAGTTAGTGAATAGCGTACCATTGTGTACGATCAAGTCTCCAAGCTGACCGGCAGTAATATCAAATTGACCATCGTTGCTACCAAAATTGAATTGGTATGATGTCAGTGGAGTCGCAAAAACAGGAAGAGTATAGATGCCTGCTGCTTTCTTTAGCTTCAGCAACAGGTTATTGATTTTTGATACAGATTGATTTTTCGTGCCTATAATCGCTGTCCCGGCATCGTTCAATATCAACAAGTCACTGACAACTCCGTAAAGCATTGTCACTTGAATTAACTGATCTTGTTTTGCTGGCTGCGCAGGACTGTTCTCAGCGCCTAAGTCTAAGCACTCAATACCAAGCTCTGAGATTTTAGCATAACTCTCAGATAATATTCTAAAGGCGTCCTTTATTAACACAGACATAAGCTCTCTACTTCTCTAATGAAACGCTCCATTTCGTTGTAATTACCTTGGAGTACAGCAGAGTCAGCAGCTATCATTAGCCCATTAAGGTAATATGCTTGTTTGTTCTCTTTGTTATCACATCCGCATCCGGCAATTGCTGTGAACTTGTCACTCACGCACTCTGCCGCTTGACCATTCACATACGTGTCTGTAATCTCAATCTCAATGTTTGTATTATCGATGATGGTCGAAAGGTCTGTTATTTCAGTCCAAAAAGAAGTGTTTGTCGGGATGTTACCTGTTGATGCAGCTCTGCACTTGTAGAATTTGTTTGTTGATGCGTAGTAAACAATACTCGCGTACTGAGTAATTACTCCTCCAGAAGACTGTTGTTCCACGTATGATGCTCCATTGTCATAGTTCTGGATGCGCATCAGCATGCGCTCATACCATCCGCTGACTGAGTTATTGACTGTCCAAGTCATTATGGAGTAAACATCTCCAATAGCCGGATTATCAAAAACTCTGTTGCCATCTGAGTCTGTTTTGCACCAAAGCAAAACGTTTGCTGCATCTCCCCTGGCCTGATTACCGCCAGTTCCGTAATTGCTTGTTGTGTCTTCGACAACCCCGGTACTTAAATCCGGTTGGTCCTGCTCGTAACTGGTGGATAAAGTTAATGCCATAAAAAAGGGCTTGATAAACTCAAGCCCAATTTAGGAAAATATTCTCGATTTGAGAATTAATCTGTTCCCCAGAAACTCATTTGCTCTTTTAGCTTGCTAAACTTAGCCTCGTTTTCAGGTTTTACCATAGCTTTAATCAGCGCCTCCATATTCTCCTCACCGACCGAGTGGGTGAAGAAAATCTCCTCGTTGCTGGTCAAATAGTACGATTTCTTGTCAAGTCGATACTCCAAAAGACCCAAATTCAGCGCATCCATAAGAATTATTTTTACACCTGCTTTCGTGTCCTTCTTCATTTTAAAGAACCAAATCGGATCTTTCATCGCCTTTGTGGTCAAATCTGATCTGATTTCGCTCAATAGACGTCCTTTTGTGGTGTCAATATTTGCCGGTATCGCGTACTTGTACAAGTCCTCCTTGGTCATCTCACGGATGATAATTGCGGCATCAACACCCAAATCAGTCTCCGCAGCAATAGACGCTGGGCTCTTATGTTGGATGTCAATTCTTTCGAACAAGGCCGGTGTATTATTTGAAGGCCGAAACTTATTTGTACGGTTATTTGGGTGCAACTCCATAAATACGTACAACTGAAATTTTGACTCCACAGGAACCGCCAAGTACCCACGCTCAAAAACGATGTCCTCGACAATCTCGCGCACCTTTGTTTTTCCATCTTCCACATACCGCTCTGTCCCAGTGACGTTCTGGATAACCTTGTCCTTTTTCAAAGGATCCATTTCAAGTCGATCAAAGAAGGTGTAACGGCCAGGAATAAGCGTAGGCACTGGCAACGCAGCCTCTCCAGTGGCCGGGTTAATCTGATCGGTGCCTATAATCCGGTAAATAGCCACTTGCTTCTTGGTGTATGGTGGCATCATGCCATCACTAATGCCAAGTGAATTTGGACGCTTTTTGCTAGTGTGATTACCCTCCTCATCAACAACAGAAATACCAGGACGCCTTTCGTCCGGATCTTTCCTGTACTTCTCGCGGTTAGCCTCTCGCTCCTTTTCTTTTTGCAGTGTGTAGATTTCTGCTTTTAATCGCTCAATCTCACTGTCTTTCGAAGATTCACTCTTTGGATACACTTTTTTCTCCTTTTTCGAAGATTCAACAACCTCTTTTGTTGCTGTCTCATCATTGTCTTCCAATAAATCAGCCATAGTAAATTTATTTAATGTGTTTGATGTCTTGTTAAAATGTTTTAAGTGTTGCAGCAAAAGAAATGGCGCTTAGCGCCATTTCTTTCAATTTTTTATGCCAAGTAAGAAGGCTTACCAAGGATAAACTTGCTGGCACCAACCACGCGCATACCCTTACGAGATGCAATGTGAATGAAGCGCTTCAGTTTACCAGAAGTAGGCGTCTGGGCATTTCCACCTGTTTCCCACATTTTATAGTGGTCACGGGCTCCACCACCTACCATTTTCTTGTAGATGATTTCGAATGCGTTACGAGGAACTCCACCTTTTGGATCGCTTACCTTGTCGTAAGGAGCAATGATGAAGTAGTAAGGGTAAGGAAACCCAGGAGCACCCGCAAATTTAGGGTGATTCAAGCTTCTCATTTCCTTCATAAAGATCTCCATTCCCATGGTCTTTACTGTACGGAAACCAAGGTCTACATCTTTACGATCGTAAACGATGCTTCCATTAATCCCAAATTGTGAAACAATGTCTTCTACGTTTACTCCGAATTCGGCACCGTACTGCATTACCAACTTAGGTCCCTGCAACTGCTTTCTGCGCAGACGTGAAATCTGGCGGAACAAGTTCACAGTAGGGTTGGTGTCATAGTACAACTTAGGAGCGTTAGTCTCCAAGTTAGGAATGTACCCTTGAGTGGTGCTGATGGTTACGGCATTACCGTTTTCATCATAACCCGGGATTCCTGTACCGCGAGGTGTCAAGAACAAGCCCATATCTTCTTGAATACCAAAACGAGTTTCAGTCTTCTCAAATCCGCGAGGGTAAACGAACTCAGTCATTTTACCATGCCACATCATTGGATAGGTCTTGTTTCTTTCCTGCCAATCAGTGATTTCATAGAAATCAGAGAAGGTTTGCAGGTAAGAATTGTAGGTTTTAGTTGTAGGCACCAAACCTGTTTGCTGGCCGGCTGTTCCTTCTTCCCATGCGCTTGAAGGCACAATGAAAAGATCACCACCATAAGTAGAACCTACTTGAGTGATCGTAGAAGAAAGATCAGGGGTGTTTGAATTGATCTTGTCAAGGTACAAACGGTGAGCAAAAGCCACATCTGTACGCTTAGCAGAAATTCTCCAGTGACCACCATTCTTAAATTGAACAGTTTGGCCTACGCGTGGGTACGAGTAGAAACCAGCTTGGTCACCAGTTTCAGGGCTGTGTGAAGATGCTGCTAACTGCACATAGGCTTTGCCTACGCCTGCAGCAGGGTCACCATTCACCAATGCACCGGTTCCGTAAACATCAGCAAGTGTAGTGCTTGTATTTACGTACGGGGTATCGAAAATCTCATTGTCCTCATGGTGAACAATACCTGGCTCATCTTCGCCAAATACTTCTTTCATAAGGCCCATTTTCATCATATCCCCGGTGTCAGTCTCCATAGGGTTGATGTCAAACAGGGTGCCGTTTACCTCTGGCTTCAGCATAAAACTGAAGTTGGAAATCAGCGGATACTTCTCGCTCGAGCCGATGGAGAAGTTGTTATACGTGTTAACCGTTGCCATTTTTATAAAAAGGGTTTAAGTACTAATTAATTTTTGCCCTCTCTTTACGCTTTTTGCCTTTTTCTAATCAGCTCTGCCGCAGAATCGTACAGATCTGGTTCTTTTTTGAATTTTGCACCGCTCACAGATTTTCCTTTGTCTGGTTTCTTTTCAGCGACCTCATCAATTCTTTTTCCGCTAACCGAGTTTTTTACTTGGCTAACGGCTGCCTTGATAATGTCATTCAAGAAAACCGCTCCGGCAACTTGGCGTTGCATGTCCTGCATGTTCTTAACTCCTACAAGATTCCCTTTCTCATCATAGTTGGCCGGGTTTTTTACCCAAGCCATCATTGCTTTTGAGATTGTTGAACTCTTATCCTTGTCAAGCTTAAAACTTACTTTCTCACCGCTCTCCTCAAAAACGAGCTCCTGATTGTCTTTTGTGAAGGATTCATAGGAAGAAACATTCTTTTCAATGCTCTTCTGAACTACTTCAGGGACTTTCGGACCTTCCTCTTTGGCGGTGGGTTTAAATTTTTCTTGCTGTTCTTTTAAAAACTTTTTGGCCTTGTTTACTTCGCTCTTTTTGTCAATTTCGAGCATTTCAACTTCCTCCTTATATTCTGCATCAGTACCATCAAAGCTTTCTCGGCTCAATGTGTACTTTCTGTTAAAATCTCTGGCAAATTTTCTTTGCGCCTCTTCTCTTGTCAATTCAGGGTTTTCATGCACAAATCTTTCTTCCAAAAGCATGCGCGGGTCAGCGTTGTCAACATCCATGGCAATTAACTTGGCATAGGTCTGAAAAGCTTCTCCTTGACGAGGAACACCAAACTTTTTAATGAACTCAAAGGCCTTTTCCTCTTCTTGGCTACCAAACTTAGGTTTTTGATCCTTCAGCTCGGCCACCTGTTTTTGAAGGGCCTCGTAATTCTCCATTACTCCGGCAGCATTCTCAATCAACTCCTCCAATTCTTCCTGAGATTGTACCTCGTATTTTTCACCAAAAACATTCTTGATGAAATCGTCCGGAGTTACGCTATCAAATTCCTCTTCAGCCTGCTCTTCTTTCTCCTCCTCACTTTCTTCTTTTTCAGCCTCCTCTTCTTTCTCCTCCTCTTTTTTCTCGTCTTTTACCTCATCAGTCGTTTCCTCCTCTTCTTCGGTTTCTTCTTCTGATTCCGGTGCCTTTTCCTCTTTTTTCTCGCCAGGCATATCCACATATTTACCAAGATTGATGTCGTAAATCTGCTTGGTTTCTGTGGTTTCCTGAACTTGTTCTGCTGTCTCTGCCATAATTTTTAAGCCTAAATTATATCCCAATTTGGGAAGGATTTCCCAAATATCAAAATTTCTTAATAATTATGGGATAATTGAGTAGTCTGAAGATGATGTCGGAACAACAATCCATGGGGGTTCGATGAAACAGACTTTTGATGCTCCGTTGTAGTTTTTGATAACCCTAAACTGACCAGCGCCTGGTCCTGTGGTGATTATCAACTTGCAGCCAACATAAACATTGTTGTCGGATGATGAGTCTGCTTTAATTGATGTTTGCCAAAGTGTAGAGGCCACAATAGTGCCTGAATTTAAGACTATGCCACCACCTCCTCCGCCACCTCCGGCTGCCGCATCCTCTAAAAGCTGTCCTTTTGTGCCTGATCCATAGTTAATATTGTCACTCCAAATAGCATCTCGGATGGCTTCTACTGTTAGCCCGGTTCCTGTAACAACAATGTCAATTGTCATATTCCCGTAAGCAGCGATAATTGCATCTAAATCACCCGTTCCTGTTAAATTAGCTAACATACTGGCGATCCCATTCATACTAGCAGCTAAATCACCATCTCCTTCTAGGTCGATAGACATATCTAAAAGGCCAGAAATATTAGCCTCTAATGTGCCACTCCCAACCATATCACAAAACATGGAAATAACTAATGCTGCCTCAGCGGTTAAATCCCCTGATCCAGTAAAATCTATTGAGCCGTTTAGGGTTGGTATTAAGTTAGATGTTATACTCCCTGATCCTTCTGTCCTCATTGACATAGCTCCTCCTGTACGCGGAAGCATCCAGCAATATGGATTTAAGTTCCCATTTGGGAGTGCTGTCTGTCTTTCGGCATGCCATGACCAATTGTGAATTTTCCCTGGCAAGTACCAATTTCTAAGTGCTGGACCTCCATTTTGAATAGACAATAAGTTACCGCTCATCCATCTAAATGGAGAAAAACCGTTCCTATGTCCATTCGTTATTAACCCCATGCAATACCTGATTCTGCAAGCATTGGAGCGTTTGCTGTCGTTGCTCCTGTGTTCATAAGAAGCCACTGAACGCATGCACCATCTCTTATTCTTGCCATGTTTGGTAGCATGTTCATAAACTCAGCTACATTGTGAATGCCAGAAGCTGGCAATGGGATACCCCAAAGCGGCTTAACAAGATGTAACACAAGTTGTCCTGATCCTGTATAGGCCGTACCTCCAGTTAATGTGAAGTTTGTCAAATCACTTATCCCTGTGTCACCAGCAGCCAATGGTAGAAATGGTGCATATCTGGTGGCGGCAGCCCCTGAATGCGGTACGGCCCCGATTACTGGAGTGGCCGCAAAACCAACAGTCACTGGACAGGTTTTTGGTGTTCCTGCCACATTGTTATATCCAAATACTGTTAAGTTTGGTCCTCCTGCTGTTGGAGCTACTTCGGTTGAAAAGAAAGCGCGAAGCCCAACACCATTAGGATATCGGTCAACTTTTGCTCCCGAACTACCAATTGGTGTCATTGTAATTGTTCTGCTACCTGTTCCAGTTACATCCGCACCAGTAATGGGTACATATCCTATTTGATCTACAGCCAGCAAAAACCAAGGTGCCCCGGCAGCAGCAACAATATTTGCCCCTGCGTACAGATAGTGTTTAGTCATTGGGCTTACATCTCCTCCATGTTGCCACGCACCATCAGCCCATGTGTCATCAGTAGGAACGAACGTGAGTGATGTTCCTGCATACGCACTGGCTGGCTCACTGCCAGCAAACACTCCTAAGTTTGTCCAAAAACCAGCTACTTGCGCTGTACTGATTGTTTTAAATCGTACATCATATTGAAATTGACCAAGATTGGTCACATCGTCAATCAAATTGTCCTGTGAGGTAAATCCCATATCTGTATAATTTTATTCTGCCCAAAAAGTTTCTAACATTCCTACTAGCGGTGCGGATGCTAGTGATCCGGCCATACCCAGTCCTATCCAACCCAAAAAAGCGTTAGGTTTAATCTCATCTGTCCCCGCTCTCATTGTGATTTGCTCTGTTTCGGTGGCATCACCATAGCTCTCCGTTGGAGATGAGGTGGGTCTTCTTGCTTCTTCCCGAACGTACACCATCTGAAAAGGCTTCACTAAAACAATAGCCGCAAGGCCTCCATTGGCTAAAATCACATTCGCTTTTACTATTCTCTTCACCCCTCTTACATTTGGATTTAGAGGTATAAAAGGGCTGATACCTGCAGCCGCAGCAACAGCCGTTATTAACGCTCCTGATGGCTGTGCTGCTGCACAAAATATTGTTGATGTCGTGTATTCAACATCATCACTACCAATATAAGTAACTGTAAAAGTTCCTCCTCCAACGGTTGGCGCTTGAGCTACTACCATCATGTGAACCCCTACTCCATCTTCATAACGATCAAGTGTAACTGTGTTGTCCATTACCTGGTCTTCACCTGCCGCATCTAAATCCACAAAGGGGTAGTAAAGCAGATAATCAAGCAGCATTAAAGATTGATTCTGGTTAGTTGTACCTGTTACACTTGCTGCTGCTGACATCAAGATTGATCTCTTGATATACCTCTTTGTATTCTGTTCAGGAACATATACTCCTTTTTCAGCCTCTAATCTTGCGGCTGTTAACGGAGAAGATGCGTAGTAGTTAGGTATCGGTATTCCAGAAGCGGTGGAGTAATCAAACCATTGACCCGCTATTGTTGCTGTTGATGCTGGTACTTTACGAAAAAAGGTAAGCCATGACCTACCATCATCTTCGCTTTGTGCCCATGCTTTTACAGTCTTGAAGGCCATTATACACTTCTTCCGGTTAAGTAAGACAAAAACTGTCTTACGGTAAGTTTTAATTTTATCGTACCGCGCTGAATTGGGTCCATAGCTTCCAATGCCCCCTTACCTCTAAGCGTTACTTTTCTGTTTGCCCAAATTACAGCCGTAGTATGTTCACAATTCCATTCTTTTAATGGCTCAATTCCTTCTCCTTGTGGCGTTACCTTTACAGGCTTACCACAAACTGAGCATTCGTATAGTGGAGGGAAGTTATCAAACATGTTTACGCCTCAGTTATGGTCACGCTTCCAATTGGAAAACGGGGCTGGATCTGGTTGCTCACAGCAATCGGAGAGTTCAAATCACCGTAATGGAAAATATCTCCTGCGCCAGCGCCCTTACCAGTTGCGGCACTTGTAATCGTGGCTCCCGTTACACCACACTGAGGGTACTCAATTGCTGCTGCATTACTTGTTGCGGCACCAGATGGCGCTGTCCATCCAGCTACGGAGCGCGCTACAGTTTGTCGAACATAATTGGTATAGGCAGTCTCATTTGATGAGAGTGTTGATGAAACAGAGTAACTGGCCGTAGCCAGTGCCATCTGAATAACTGTAATCGGAGAGGAGGCTGCGTTGTCTGCTACGTTAGCCCACGCAGTTGCGTTATAAAGAAGGGCTAGTAAGTTATTACAGGTGTTTGTCGATTTTGGCATAAAATTTTATTTAATCGTTAGGACTTTTATCTGCTCTTTTATCCACTTTTTGTTTCTCCACAATGTTCTTCATGGCCTGTGTCATAATTCTATCTCTACCATCCATGGCTTTAACCGTCTGCTTTGTTTGGTTAATGCCATTCTCTATGTCAGCATCCATGTTTTTCTCACGAATTAATAACCGCTCTTGTATCTGGCCCTTCAATGCCTCGAGCTGCATTAATCCTTTTACCTTCTCCTGCTCTTTAGCTACTTCCCCTTGTAATTTCAGCGTTGCGGCCTGAGAATTTGCTTCCATAGCCATTTGGTTATTGGTCTGGGCTTCTTGCATCTTCTGGCGTCTGTACTGCTTCTCGCGTATGGCCATCATCTGCCGGCCTTGCTTGATGTTATCGATCTCAATTAGGAAAGCAAAGTCAGAAACAGATATTTTATCAGCCAAAAACGCATTCTCGAGCATACCATAGAACGACAACCACTCTTCCTCGGTAGGCTGTCTGCTCATCATAAGTCCGTACTCGCAGTACGCCAGCTCAGCGCTAACCTCATAATACCCGGAGTTAACCTTGCCAATGGCCGGAATGAACCCTGCTATTTTATTGCCATCACGCTTACTCTCCTGCAATAGCAAAAGCATCATGTGTGTTGCCTGATAGTACAAGTTCTCGTGCGCATTGAACAGATACTCCATGTCGATGTCGGCAGTAACCGCGCTTTGCTTGGCAGCGGTCGCTGATAACCGATCCGGAACAGAGATAGAGCTTGCTACCGGGGAGGAGGTCATTTGCTCCAAAACGTTAATGGAGGTAGTGAAAGTGGTGAAATAGTCAGCAAGCGTTAATCCTGATGGGTTTACGTCTACCGCTGATCCACCCCTGTTTTGGTCAAATTTATTGATTGCCCCTCTTTTAATAAGGGTGTTTGTCTTTAGTAAGTGCTCATAAACCTCTCTCGGGCTCCATTGGTTGCCTCCCTTTCCCATTGCAACAGACTCAAGCTGAGTAAAGTCAATCTCCCGAACGCCCATCCATCCTTTAGCCAAAATCTCCTTTATCTTGTTCCACGACACATTAATCATGTACAGCGGCTCGATCATTTGAGACAAGAAGCTTACCACCCGTCCTTCCTTCATGTTTGGGGCAAAGCTTACAATTGGAAGAGTGGCGTTAACCAAGTTCAATCTTGGGTATTTTTTCCGGCCATAGCCGAAAACGATGTTGCTGTCCAGTATCCAGGTTCCTCCATAAATTGAGGTGTAGGTATTCTTGATCAATTTACGCTCTCCCTTCTCAAAAAGAGGCTTTATAGTCTCATCTGGCTCATAATCGAAGGATTTCTCCAAGTTCATCTCGCTGCCGTACTGGTTTTTCATCCGTACAAACGTGCGATTATCCTCACTTTTGAAGTAAAAACGCAATACCGGGATGTAATCAAGGCCATCAAATCGATCCCATGCAGAGGTTGGGCTTGCTGTGTTATAGATGGAGTTTGCGCTGGCGTGTCGCTGAGCAATCTCTTTTACCTGTTCCTCGGTGTAGCCGTCTGCCAGCATCTCTTTGCGTAGCTGATTAACCGAGATGAAATCAAAAAAACCGGCATTTTCCTGCCCGGTATACGACTCATTATCTACATAGCTTCCAATCGCGTACTTAGGATTGATGCGCTCTACTCGCGGCACCCCATTTGGATCATTAAAACAGTGTATGTGCCCTTTGCCGAAAGCCACAATATCCCAGTCTACCTCGCGCATCACTTGCTGGAACTTATTCACATAATGCAGCAATTTGATAGCAATTTCCGCGCTTATCTCTTTTTTAATTTTTGGATTTACAGATGCATCGTACAATAACTCATCCGGATATTGCGGTAATGAGTCGATGTCTAAGTCCGGGAATAGCTGCTTTGGGTCAACACCCATCTCAGTAACCCACTGTTTAAGCCGATAAAAAGCCTGAATTCCTGCAGCATAGTCTTTTTTCTCATCAACGCTGACAATATCAACTGCATTAACCTCCAAATCATAGTTAAAACGCTGCATTTTGGCCACAGCCCGGTTGATGTACTTTGGTGCCAGATTAAGCACTTGGATATCGATGTAGGCCAAGTTACCAGAGCCATCATCTTGTGTTTGATCGTAATCGGTGTAGAAACCAAAAAGCTTCCGGATATTATCTACGCTTTGCTTGCCTTGGGCAACCTCCATCAAAGCGGTGTACTCTGAGTCTTCGTATAAAAATCTCGATCCTGTACGCGTACTCATGGAATACATGGCCTGCGCGTACTGCAACCCATAAGGCCTTTTTTCCTTTATTTTGGGTGATTCGTACTCTGAGGGATAATTGTAGCCGCCACCATTGTTGTCCTCAGAAAGTACGATTGAGTCTTCTGCCATGCTATTGGAGATTTGCTACGAATATCCCAATTTTTTTTGCTATTCCCAATTTGAGATGTTAATTAGAGTTTCTTCTCTTCGAAATAAGGTTGCCTCTGTTGTCAAACATCGGCATAATGTCTTCAAGATTTAATATTTCCTTTTTCTCAAACTTTGGCCTGATTTTCTCACCAAGCTCACACCAACCCATGGCAACCGAGTAATCGTGCACTTTGGTGTTGGCTGGATCAAATATCAAATTGTCATTCACCACATCTACAAATGGCATCGTGTGCCCGAAGTAGTCTATGTACCAAGCCAAGCAATCGGTGTACTCATTAATGGTGGCAGAGTTTGCCGGAGTTCCCTCTCCTTCATATCCACCCCTTGATTTTGACTCTGGAACGTATTTTTGCTTAATAAAGTCAGCGCATCCGTGAATATGGAAGTAGTTCATTACCCCAGGTTTAGCGCTTTCCACGTTCATGCTCATACCATGTAGCCAGCAAATCATTAACGCCCTTTCGAACATTACGTTAGGGTCTGTTGGTCTTGAGTCCATCATCCCTATGTATACTCCTGTCTTATACGCGTATTTCTCTTCTGCCCTTTTAGCCATCTCATCATGGTCACCCATGATGCCATCAATAGATGAGTCATATCTCCTTTTAATCAGCATTACCGGCTTAGACCTTCGAGTAGAGATAAATTCATCTTCACCAAATCCCATCCTGCTTTGGATAACTACTCTATGATCCACCGGGTCAATACCTGCAGTAAAAACTTCTTCATTCATTGGCGAGTAGGTGCCGTCTGCGTTTTTGCGGACCTGATTGGCCATCTTCTCGAACTCCTCACCTTTCGCAAATATCCATGAAGCCTTGTACCATCCGTTTTCAGGATTGTGCTTGATGATAATCTTGCTGAATCGCTTTTTGTTTTCCCACTCTAAATCGAACTTACTCCAGAATGGAGTGGTTGAGCTATCTAACTCTAATTTTCTGTTTTGAAGAATTGTAGCATTAAATACGCACTGCTCGGAAGAAACCCAGAATATCTCAGCAATTGACAGCGGATACTTTCTGATCAGCGCTGAATAGTCTTTTGGATTATGCTTTTTAGATTCACGCTCAAGTATAATTGATCGCCTTGCTTCTTTTCGCATCGGATGACCGTGATCATCAAAAAATCCTTCATAGGCGCAATCACCAGGGAGAAACGCTCCATATAAACCAGAGATAGTTTGGTTTATTCCTGTTCTCTTATTGTAGTCACTTTCGTAAAATAATTTTTGATATGCCTTACCTCCTTTATCAAGGACATTCATAAATTCAACTGTTGTTGCTAGTAGTGATTTTCCCCTAATCATCGATCCCTTGCGGAGACATGGTTTTACAGTACTCCATCTTTCATCAACATTTGCAATTAAGCTTTTACCAGCCTCCTCCATCAAGTATGTATGAAGAACAGCCGAGTCATAGGCTCCCTCGGACGATTCACGAAAGTCAGCGTATGACTCTAAATCTTCCTTTTCTTCAAAGTCATCATCATCATCTAATTTAATCTTTGACTTTTTACCTCTCGTTATTGGTCTTTCAAATCGAATATCTTCAGATTGTTTACTATTGTAATCATAAACAGGCTGCATGTATGGCAGCATCTTGCGAAATGGTTTTATGAAATGCAAATCCCAAAACTTCTTAATTTTTTTATCCGTCTCACCTTGCATACCACCATAGTGGCCAGCATTTCTTGTAACCCGCCAATAAAGAACAAAAGCCATGAATGCAGACTTTCCATATCGCCTTATTGTGTTTAACGCACCACCATAGGAAGTTTTATCTTCTTCGATAAAAGCCCACCAATACGCAATTTCTTTGTCTGTTTCTCTATAGTCTGGTTGTCCAAAATATGTATTCCATTCCGTTAAGTATGCATAATGCATCGGAGTCAGATAAGTACGTATTCCATTATTCCAAAACCAAAATCCTTTTTCAAATCTATCGTATTGCTGATTGATCCATTTATCAATCTCAGCTTGATACGGACTTATATAAGTTGGATCGTATTCGTCATTGTCTGGATCCTGTTTTACGTACAGTATTCGAATAGCCTTCTTAATCTTGTTATCCAGCTCTGGCCGAACAAATCGATTTTCTTTTTTGAAATGTATCTCTGAGTCTGGTGGAGGCCCCGGAAGATAGACTTGTTCTATGCCTGGGCCGCTAATCCCAGTTTGTAGGTATTGAAATTTATATGGATTTGATGTGGGCTCAACCATATTACACCGCTTTTTTCTTCAACCTTTCTTCAGGCCTCATCAAGCGTATCTTAAATTTGGCAACTTCTTGCTCAGCTTCACCCTTAAACAAATCCCTGTATCTGGTTTTTATACGATCAAGCAGATCTTCTGACTTCTCAGATATTTTTGTCTTCAACTCGAGATCCTTTAGATCATCATCTGTATTAGTGGTCTTTGCCAATGGCTCCATCAATCGCTGCTGTAATTGCCAGAACAAATGCTGATCGCTGACCAGCAGAATAAAGTCGTTTGAGTTCTGGCTAACTAGGTAATCAAAAATTTTAGATCGGACATTTTCGTCTTTCATGGTTACGATAAGCTGAACAGCTTCATCGTTAAAATTGAGCTTTGCCTTTGCGCATGCTTGTTTTTTGCGCTCCTGAAGGTCTTGGACGTTGTTAAGTTCCGACTTCTCTGAGTAGACAAGCTCTATGTATTGATCGATATTTTTGCTTATTTTCGCATTAACGTTCTCCATAACAATTATCAGCCATGGCAAAAGTAACGAAAAATACAGACCCCAAGAAACCGGTACGCATCAAGATGGTGAAAGTCGGACCGGCACCAGACAAGTCGAAAGATGGTGTTGAGCTTGGGTTTAAGAAAGGCAAAGAGACAAGAGCCTACGAGAAACAGGATGTAAGAACTGGTGATGTTCGTTATGGTGCTGAGAGTAAGGATAAGCCAACGCCTGGATTTGTAAAAGAGGCTCAGCGTAAAGGTCAAGACATTGCTTACAAAGATGGTAAGTCATATCGTGCCGGAACAACTACTACTTTGAAAGAGCCAGATCAATTCACAACAAAAATTAAAGTCACTCCGGATATTCGACCTATGAAAATTGTTATGTATGGAGGTGGTAAGGCCGCTGACAAGGTAAAGGTAAAAACAAAGATGCCCAACAAAAGGCTACCACCTACAGTGAGTTGGTTAAAGCAACAGAAGAAACACGAAAGAGGCTACTAAGCCTCTTTTTTATGTGAGAATTACTTTGGAACCATAGTATAAGGTCTGTTTTCTCCAATCAAATTCAATCTGTCTAACAATATTTTTACTTTATCATACGTTCTCGGTGTTACAGCCCAATCATCAGGTATTTCAATTCCATCCTTGTCAATAATCTTCCATTCATCTGTGTTTTCAGTTTCAGAAGATTTAATTACTGGCCAAGCACCCTGTAAACTCTTTAATTCGATATGCGTGAGTTGCAGACAAGCAATCGTTCCTTGCGGAACTTGCGGACAAAATTCTGCCCACATATTCCAAGCAGAACCATCCTCAGCGACTACTTGAGGAACTATTATTCTGTCATCAGGAACTCCTTCTAGTGCTTTCCTGAGTTGACCTACTGTGTTAAATTTAATGGATCCCATTTTTAATATAATCATTTAAATCTTGCAACAGCGTATCCCTTGTATTGTCCATAACCTACTTTTTTTAATCTGTTATTCAACAGTGTTTTTTTATGCGGCTTGCTGTTCATCCACCACTCGATTGGATCTACGTTGTAAGCAATAACCTCAAAGCCACCTTTGCGATCGTGCATCAAGTGAGAATTGTATTTGTTTACGCACTTCCTGGCCCACAAATAAGAATTCACTTGAAGAAATAAGCTTCTCTTGGCCGGACTAATTCCGTTCTCTTTTCGAATAGCGTTTAGCTCTTTGTAGAAGTTTTGGGCTGACAACTCTGCTGTGAGTAGTAGCAGGATAATTGAAAAAAGGTTTTTCATTTTTGCCTAGATTTAAAATTCCAACAATTTGTTTTGCAATGTCATTGGTAGGATTAACACCATCCATAATTGCTCTGTGAACTTGTTCACCGATTTCTTTTAGATTATTCTTCTTCATGCACTTTGAATTTTTTGCTTCTCCAGTGTTCAATAAATGTTTTCTTCATCAGCTCACCATATTCGACTGCCTCTTCTTCCGACAAATCAATCACTGAGATTTTTGGCTTCTCGTTAAAGCCTGCCTGTCGTGGTTGCGCTGGTACATCATAAAAAATGAAGTTTGGCATCATTGGAGGCAGTAAATCAAATGTCTTTTTCATGCCTCAAATGTATTAAAACATTTTAATATTACAAACAAAAAATAACCGGTGGAAATCAAACCACCGGCAGGACATACACCACCCCTTAAATCAGAACTATACTTCGAACTCGCAACTCAAAACTATAAATTCTCTGCCTTAATAGCAAGGTACTGCTCCCAGGTGTCGATAACGAATACCATAAATCCCTGCTCTATCAGCAATTTATGCCTGTATTCCTGCAGTGGGCGCGCTTTTTTGTTCTTTGCCTTCACTTCTATAAATAATGCAACCTTGTTACAAAAGGCTTCAAGGTCTGGCCATCCTGGCTTGCTGCTGGCTACTTTGTGTACAACCCATCCTGATTTCTCAAGATCAATTCTTATTTTTTTTTGGAGCTTACTCTCTACTGCCATTTTTACCCAATCAAATTAATGTCCTTCGTAAAAAATTTCTTGGTGTAGTTTTGTTTTTTAACCACCGCCTTGTACACATGCCGCTCAAGGCCTTTCTCGCTAAACAGCCAGTACATCTTGCTTGCTATTTTTCTATCCTTTGTCTGCATCCGGGCTCTGCCCTGCCAGTAGCTTGTCGCGCTGAAGTCAATATTGTACATTATTAGCGCATCGGCTGTAGACAGGTTGGTGCCTTCTCTGCCGGACACTATTTGGCAAATAAACAAAAGATCGTCACGCTTGTTAAACTCCGCAGGATCGTCAGTATGATTTGGGAATAGCTGCCGCAGTAAATTTCCCTCAGCAATAAATTTATAGAAGATAGCAATCTTCTGTCCCGCAAATCTTGTTTTAATAAACCATGCTTTTGATTCATCGAGTGTGTGGTATTTTGATACTTCTTTGCCTTCTTTTATCTCAGTAGTTTTTACAGTGCCCGAACTTATCTGGTGAAATAATGACTGCATCTTCACAGGAGTATCGGCAAGGATCACATCACCGGACTTCATTGTGTAAACCTTGTCCTTTTTTATTTTGTTCATAAGTGCGTACATGCGCACATCAATCGGAACAACTATAATTTCTTCCTCTACAAAAGATGTAAATCCTGCATCTGCCTGACTAAGCTTAACCATGTATGGGTCAACGATCTCGTTTATTTCTTTTTCCTTGGCATTCGTATAGTCGTTAACCATGAACCCATTAACAAATTTTTTCTTGATGTTAACAAAATCATAAGCCCACTTGTAGAAGTTAATGTACTTTTTGAAGGGGCTATGTTCGCTAATCCAGAATTGATGATAAATCTGAGATGGGGTCTCAGGCGTGGGTGTGCCTGACATTAATACGACTGGCTTATCGCCAATAAGTTTTTTCAGGTTTTTGGTTCTGTTGGTAGGCTTTGGATATGCAGATACAGAGTGCGCTTCATCAATTATGAACAAGTCATATTCAGGCTTTAACTTTATCACCTGCTCAAAATTAGTAACTGTGATTAAATCAAAATTGTATCCGGTCTTTTGATAATCATCTTCAATACTGCTGATGGCTTTCTTCTTTGTAATAAAGCATACGCGATTGAACTTTTGTTTTGTCCCTTCGTTAGCAATCGTTAGTGCCATCACGGTTTTTCCGGTTCGGACCTCAGCCGCTAGGTAAACAATATTCTTTTCAAGAAGAATTGCTTTTGCTTTATCTACTGTTGTTCTCTGTTCTTCTCGCAGATTCATAGCAATTCTTTTTCTTCAAGTATACGCTCAATTTCAAGCCAGTCAACAAATGGTTTATGGTGTATGGATGTGTCGTGGATAAGTTTTATTCCAAGGTTGTGGTCATCTATTGTGTAGTGGCCATACACTTTTCTCGATCCTGTTTCGTGATCAGGATTGTGGTTAAAATATTGGAAGTAAAGTCCATTTTTGAAAAGCCATTTTTGTGCTACGGTTAGATCTTCATCATACCTCATCGTGTATAAAATCAACGTATGACCGAAGTCTTGCATACGCTGAATTACTCTTATTGCATGCGGGACTGCCGCGTGTATGTGCGGGAAATCATGCAATACGATGGTGCCGTCACAGTCAATTAAGAATGTTCTTTTCATATTTTATTGTTAAAATAAAAAAACTCCACTCTGTTCCTTGAACCAATGATGAGTGGAGCCGACTTCCCGCCTGAAAGTCTTTACAGTCCAGCCTGGACCTTGTGATTATTTATGCTGTTTTAAACTTCCATTTAAATCCGTATGCCGTCAATTGTTTACCTAAACAAACTTTTGAAATGGCATTTTTGTCTAGCATTAACAATTTTGCGGCATTACTAATGGATTTATATTCAGCTATAACTTCTGAGTTTTTGCCTATTTTCAATACCGGTTTAGACTTAATAGGGCCATGCAATTCGCTTTCTTTTAACTTAATTAATCCTGTCGATATTGCATGCTTTATGTTTTTTGAGTATGTGGTCCACTCCAAATTAGAATAGTGATTATTTGATTTTACGCCATCTAAATGGTTTACAATGGGAAGTTTTTCTGTGTTCTGTATGTAATGTTTTGCTACAAGCCTACTTACCTGAATTTTATTTTTTATCCCGTTATTGCGTATTTCATACATGAGATACCCCTTGCCATTGTTTGTTGGCTTCAAATACTTTTTCTTTAAAACGTTAAATAACTTACCGTCTGGGTATAAAATAAATCTCTTATTATTTAAGTAAATAATTTTATTTTCCATTATTCACTTCCTCAAACCTTCTTATCAAATCTTCTTTTGTAATTGGATAAACTCCTGGATGCTGACAAACTTCTGACGCTGCGATGTTGGCGAGTTTGCATGCTTCTAAAACTCTTCTTCCTGGAATCTTTTCGATACCTTTCACCATGGCCAACAAAGCCGTAACAGTGTCACCAGCTCCACATACATCAACTGTATCAACCTTATACCCATCAAATCCTTCTCCATCATCATCATAGTAAATGCTTATCCCTTGCTCTCCTAAAGTAACAACGTGGTAGTCTACACCTAGAAATTCTCTTGTTTTTGGGAATGGTGGTGCGTAAGAAATCAGTTCCAAGTACTCTTTTCTATTACACTTTAAAATAGTCGCTCCCTTAAATTTATGAAAGTCTTTTTTCGCGTCTACCACAACAGGAATATCCATGATTTTACATGCCTTAATGATGCGCTGAGCTAGGTCCTCTGTTACCACTCCTTTATGATAGTCACTAATCACAACACAGTCGTAAATTTTAGTTGCTATACCCACCTCCAATTCATTTAGCCAGTTCGCCATTTCGAATGTCTCTCCATCAAACACATCTTCATCATCAATTCGAAGCAAGTGATGGGTCCCAGACATTATTCTGGTTTTTGTTGTGCTTCTGTCTTTATCAAAAAAGAAATTGACATTAACTCCTAACCCTTGCAAGTTTCTGACAACATTGCCAGCGCCTCCCCAGTTACTTTTACGGCTTGTTACCTTTACAACTGGAACTGGTGCCTCGGGAGATATGCGTTCAACATTACCAAAGATGTATTGGTCGTTGATAAAATCGCCTACTACTGCGATGTGTAGTTTACTGGCTCGTTCAAGGATTTCGTGGATGTTCATTTTTGATAACCCGGTTTATAATTTCTGTTGTTGAATAGTCTGTTAGCCGATCATAAAACTCAATCTTCACAAATTCTTGCCCTACAATTTTTTTGTCTTTCCAGTCGCTGCCTTTTAGCATTACGTCTGGCTTTATTTTTTGAATGATGTTAATTAAATCCCCATCACTGTAGAAAAACTCAACTCTGTCAATCAAGTTACGATCAAAAATTTTTAGATCGTATAATGCTTTGCCTCTTTCGGCTTCGTTGAATATAGGCCTACTTTCTCCTTTTAGCGACTTTATTCTTTGGTCGGAGTCTATCGCCACTATTACTTTTCCGTACTTCCTTGCTATCTCCCTGGCTTTGATCAGCATGTTTATGTGACCTACGTGGAGTATGTCGAAGGTTCCGTTCAAAAAGACTTTCATTTAATTTTCCATTTAATTCTTGAACTAATACCATGTGATTATAATCAGCAGCAATCTGATCAAGATAAAATTTATCATCCATTTCTTTAGCCTTCTTTGCTGCGAAATAGTGTTTGATCTCTTCATCTGTTACTTTTTGAATTGGCAACTTCTTCTTTTCATCAATAAACTTTCTAGCAGCATCTAAATCTGATAACCCATAAAAAAGATCATCCGTATCATCAACAACTGATTTCTTCCCGCTGTTCTCTGAGCTGTACAATTGTTGATTCACTTTGTAGTCCGGCTTTCCATGCCCAGTAACAATGGTCTGATCATGCCAAATGATATGATTGTTTGGGTACAATACCATCTGGCCGTTATCGATCCTTAACAAATGGTAGCACTTATGCTCATCCGGCATTTGCGCCCAAGCACCATCCCACCAGTCGAAAGTCATCACGTATGTTGCCGGCATAATAATGCCTGACTTCATCTTCACTGTGCACCGCTTGTACTGCAGGAATTTTATAACCTCCACACATACCTTGTCATCAAGGCAATCCCAAAGCTCTAGTTCCTCTAACTCAAAAAGAGGTCCTTCTGGTTTTTTATACAGAATTGCGGATACGGGTAAGTTCCAGAAACAAGCACCTGACTCCAACAAAATGTTGAAGCCAAGCGCTCGGCCTGCCATAGCCTTTACAGAGTGCACCAAACCTGCAACAGTCTCTCCATGGTGGCTCTGTAAATTGTACAGGTATTCTGCCCGCACAATAACTTTAAACTCCGGTATGCTCAGGAGGTGATTCATTAATTCTTTTGCTTGTTATTAAATCTGACGTTCCCAATGATTGGCCCTTTTAAACCAGCAGCGCGCTCTTCTTGCGTGATGCTCTGAACGATCATGGCATCATTGCCATACTTATCATCCGGAGTATCAATTTGGATGAAGTCAATAAATCGGCCATTACCGTTTTTGTCTTTACGGACACGGGCCATGTCTAATTTGTCAAGGTTGATTGATCCTTTAATCATAGTTTTAGTTTAGTCCAAATGATTTCCAAAGCTGTACTCTCTCCCTGATTTTATCAGATCCAGTTTTATAGTACAAATGATTTCTGTCGATGAGTAATTTAAAAAGACGGTCCGGCTGTTTTTTGCTGATGCCCACCATCAATACTTGCTTGTACTGCACAAAACCGCTGCATACATCAAGGTACCACGCAGCACCTTGGTCATAGTCGAAGTTAACAATAGCATCTTCGAAACCTTTTTGAGTGGTGACAGATAATCCCTTGAACTCAAAAATAGTCCTGAGTCCTTTAGAGTCACCGTCTGTTTTGCACCTAGCGCTTACTCCATTCCTGAGCACACGATAAAACTCGTGCTCCCTTCGGAAGTCATGCGCTAGTATAAAATTTCGACACAGATGATCCTTAAAAAATGTCTTCCGCATCTCCATGGCAATTTCATACTTCTCGCTGCCAGGTGCCAAGGTCATTTTATGTGGCTCTGTGATATTATAGTGCAGCTCTGTGCCAAGCGAATATATCTCGCTAATGTTTTCCGGCTTTTCCTTGCCAGCAACTTTCGCGGCCAATGCCTTCAAATCGCTATTACTTGTGTATTCGTGGTGGAAGTACATTATCTCCTTACAGTAATCTTAGCATCCTCAGTAATCACTGTGTTCTCAATATGAGCATCGCAGTTGGTCATAAAGAAATCAATCCACCACTGCACCGGCTCAATGTACTCGGGCCTGCCTTTGTCATCGAAGATCAGCTTCTTGGTCTTGTCACGCTTCTGTATTCCAGGAAAGTCCTTGTGACTAAAAACGTGGTACATTATTGCAAAAAGTGCCTGTGGTGTTGTCTTTGGATCCTTGAACTTCAAAATCAACTTTACCTTCCCTGCATCATCGAGATTTTGAGAAGCAGCCTGTGAAGCGAACTCATTACTCATCTTGTCCATCGATGCTGCCTGCGCAATCTCATTTTTCTGATCCTTTGCGGCCTGGTCGATGCTCTGCTGGCGCTGCTGAAGCTCCAAATCTGACTTAGCCTTTGCCTCGGCTTCCAATCTGATCTTTTCCTCTCCCTGAGCAGCGGCAATCTTCTCTTTTTCTGCCTTGATATCAGGAATTTTTGCTCTCCACTCGTTCAAAATAGGAGAAACTGCCTCAATTACGGCTGAATTCCATGTTTCGTAAGGCTCCTGCTGCTTGAGTTCAGCTACCATCGCATCAAATTCTTCTTTGGTGAGCAAGTCTGTCCTGTAAGCCACAGCAAAACAGTTGTCGTACTTATCCTGCTTCAATTTTGGCTTTGACTTGCTGAATTTGCCAGCCTCTTCGTCAAAAATCTCAAGTGGAAGATTGTCAAACAGTGTTTTCGCATACTGATCGGCAGCTTTGATAGTTTCGGCCACATTGGTAGTCAAATTCTCAAGCATTTTTGCCTTCAAATCAACTTTGTGGTTCTCCAAGTCCTTTCTTTTGACAATCTCTGCATCGGCTCTTCTCTTTCCCTCGAGCTTTTTCTGCTGATAGGCCTCCATCAACTTCCGAACCCGGTTGTACTCGTTGTTAGCCTTGGCATCATTGGATATCGGCTTTTCAAAAGACATCAAAAAGTCTTTGGCATCATCCATTTTCTTAGTGATGGACATACGCATATCCTGCATCTTCTTAAAGGCCGTGCGCACATCAGCCAAATCTGTGTTAGCGCTTTCGAATGCCTCATCGCTATCGATAGCTGTAATCTCAGAGAGAACAGCTAAAGAATTGTCGTGGCCTTTTTTAAGTTTTGGCAAAACCTCTTCGATAGAGGTTGTGATACTTTTAATTTCCTGGAGTTGTGGCAGTGTTTCCATCAGCAAGTTTTAATACAATGTTTACAATATCTCCTACAGTTCTTACCTCGTCAATGTCTGAGTCTGGTATCTCGATGTGGTATTCCTTCTCCACCATCATTACAATCTCAACCTTGTCAAGACTATCAATACCGATCATTTTAAGTACGGTATTTTCATCGAGTGGTTTAATATCATCCCAACCACTAACCGTCTCCACAATAATGGAGACGGTTTTAAATATTTCTTCTCTCTGCATCGGATTAGTCGATTAGATCACGAGATGCTTTTTTACCTTTTGGCTTTTCCTCAACCTCTGCAATAACAGCGGCTTCCTCAGTCAAAACTTCTCCTGTATCTTCGTTTACCGACTCATTTACAGAAGTTGGCACTACGTCCTCATGGTTAACATCATTTGTCTCTTCGTTGGCTTCAATATTAGCAAACACAACGGTATTGTCTGGATACTTGTGGTAAAGCCTGAACGCTCTGTTGGTGGCTGTCTTCTTTGCCGCTTCAGCCGGCCATTGCTCCCAAAGTCCTTGATCAGACTTCATGCGGCTTTTACCCTTTGCCTTTACAAGATCATCCTTGTACACAACTACATCAACAACTTTGCCTGACTTGTACTTGATTCGCTGATACACAGCTCGGATGTTCTCAAGCTTTAACGACTCACTACTCTTCTCTGTAGTGTAATGCTCTTTCACAACGCTGTTGAGCTTGTCATGCACAAAATGATCTCCAACCATTACAACAATGGCCTCTGGTGCAGAGTCTACCTCTGGCATGAGCTCCAATTGATAGCGCTTAGCTGCTGGTGATGATTGCACCTTCAAAACTTTCCCGTTCGGAATCAAGTACAGTTGATTGTCCCGGAACGATAGGCCCGTGGTGCCTGCATGAATTAATGCCGAATAGTGGTAAAACGGATCCACATTTCTCAAGTCTGGATTGTCGGCTACTCTTTGCAGGTAAGCGAATTTCTCTTGCTCGAGTCGGTTAGAGCCGTCTTTGCGTCCAGTGACCGCCTCATAATTTTTTATGAATCGCTCTTCTACTTCCTTCAATTCAAAAACAGCCTTGGCAGTGCCTGCGGAGGCAAGTTTATTTTGAAGCGATACTAATTGATTTTTGTTCTCTGTGCTCATACATGCGTTTTTAGTTACAATAGTTTGTTTGTCGATTGCTGATACGAAGGAATACTAAAAATATTTAATATGCAATATTTGTAGTATAAAATATTTGTTGTAGACTTGCCAAACAATAACAATCGCATGAGCATTATTAACGTTAATAAACTGGCCGGCCTTGTGGGTGATAAAAATCACTACACATATATAAGAGTCAAAAACATGCTTCAAGGACTAAAAGGTAAGTCTTCTAAAAAAGACATCCAAGAAGTACGCAGAATCATTCAGCGAGAGCTGACACAAATTGACAAAACTTTAGCCAAACTTGAGAATGAGTAAACATCAAATTAAATAAACTATGAGCTACATCCACGAATGCCTTCCGCAAACAATGACGCCAAGCAACCTGGCCGACTTTATCCGTTCAAACAAAGTTGATCAGATCAACCACGTTGAAAAAATCCCATTGACTGCTGAAGAAATTGCGCAGTATGAGAAAGACTCTTCTCTTGCTTCTCGCGCTATTGACAAACTGAAAGACACCGAGGACTACATCAAACGCCTGATCAAAAAAGGAACTCCTTTTGACAGAAACTTAGGCCCTGAAGGATCCCATCGCCCAGTAGATGTTACAATCCCCCCAACAAAAGGAATCGAGACTTTGGAGGCAAACAGAAAGTATGCTGATCAGCAAATTGAGAAGGGATTCAAAGAAGACATCACGGCTATTTATTTTATTCCTTGGCCGGAGTACGAAAAGATGGTGGCTGTGTCTATTGAAGGTGTTGAGTGGAGTAAGTATTCACGCGGCATGAGCCAGGATGAAATTATGCAGCACGGAAAGCCAATCCTAAAAGCATCAATGAAGTATCCTATAGATGATAATGGTGCAATTAACCTTTAGGTTTAATGCGTTTGCCGTCAGCGGTAAATCCCAAGACGGCAGACGCTTTCTCAAACTCAGCATACATGGAGTTGAAGATTATCGTCCGCTCTTGATCAGTTAACGAACCATAGGTACCTTTTAGATTATGGTAAATTTTAGAATAGTCAATACCTGACTTGTCGGCCAACACACGAAGGCTGATCATTTTAAAGTCTCCTGTTCTATCTTTACTCATAAACGCAAATCTATTAAAATATTTTGTTATTAAAAAATGTGCATATAATGAAGACTTTTGCGCTAAATGTTTCCCAAGTATTTTTAAGCTACCACCCCAGAAAAGGGGAGCCTACTGAGTTTGTTGCTAAAATCTTAGAGGGGTCAAAAAAACACACAGTCCGGGCCAATTATGAGTACTGGCGCAATATTGCCGACATGGTAAACCGTGGCGTTGCTGAGCTTAAGGTAACAACTTGGAGTGGCCGTCCTTACAACTCACCAAAGCTGCATGTAACCACCTTCAATCAGATCGGCATTCAAAAGTTTCGCTTGAAGATGCGAAAGAGAGATAAAAGCTTTGCCATCGCTTACGTTGACAATCGCATGCTATTACCTGATGAGTTCACTACCTTCTGCGCTAATGACGGACTAACTGTAATGGACTTTGTTGACTGGATGAAAAAGGAAGACATGGAGGGCGTGGTGATCCATTTTGATCCTTATTTTAAATACTGAGGTTATGAAAGTTGAAATTGAATTAGTGGAAAATAGTACTGATTCTACTGTTTGGAATGGGTGGAAGGTGACTACTGGTGAAAAGTATGCTGACGGACTCGGGTACGATGAGATGCTCGGACTTGTTGCCGCTATTACAATGCCACAAGAACGACCAACACTACATTGGTTAAAAACAAAAGAACAACATCTTCAAAGAAGACTTGCTCTTGAGGCTCAATCCCAACAACAATACTTAGAACAAAACGGACCGAAGGTATGAAGAAACTCATCCTGTCTTTTCTACTACACCATGCTAACAGACTCGTTTGGATACTGGATGATAAGCAGTCGTTCTATACAATTAAAGACAGCTTGCTAAAACAGTACGGACAGTTCGTTCGATACGATGTTCAGCATATACCTGGTAAAAGGTGTCGGTCTTGTAAAGGATCTGGTGAGCATGTTAAATACTCATGGGATCCTCCATACGAAGCTTACGGCTGGGATATGTGTTGGCGCTGTAACGGCACTGGATGGTTCAAACTTCCTCAATGGAACCTATTGTCTGTCCTTAGTTTTGGATCATATTGCTTTCACTCGCCAAAAAAACGTGAGTACTGCGTAAAAAATCCATGGACTGAAGAAGCTCTTGGGTGGGAGCCATCTAAGGAGCTAGTTATTGAAGGATATATCGAGCACAAACATTCATCTTTCAGTAAACTATCGATGCTTGTGATCTTTTATTTATACAACAAACATGAGTTTAAGTTTTTGTTGAAGAGCTACAAGAGGAGTCTTCGATGGAAGATTCAAAACAAAATATACAGAATAAAAAATTTCAAGTGGTCATCGCTTATCTTAGAAAAACCAACATGGCCTGAACGGCATTGGTTCAGAAGTGATGGAGAATTAGAAGAATTACCTTTTTAAACAACTATGCATGGATATAGCAATTGATTTTGATGGAACGTGTGTAAGACACGAATACCCTAAAGTAGGCAGCGATATTGGAGCTGTACCAGTTTTAAAAAGATTGGTAGAAGAGGGGCACAAATTAATACTGTACACGATGCGTTCAGGTTCCGAATTGACTGACGCTGTGAAATGGTTTTTAGTTAATGAGATACCACTTTACGGAGTTCAATTTAATCCTGAACAAGCGAAGTGGACATGCAGTAACAAATGTTACGCGCATCTATACATTGACGATGCAGCACTTGGCGCTCCACTAAGGCTGGATAAAGACCCTGACATTGAACATTCAAGGCCATACATAGATTGGCATTCGGTAGAGTTGATTTTGGAAGTAAGTGGTGTTTTAAGATTTAAGAGTAACCAATTAAAATAAACTATATGGCAGGCGTAAACAAAGTGATCCTCATCGGAAGATTAGGCAAGGAACCAGAGATTAAAAATTTCGACAACGGAGGCATGATTGCCAACTTCACCATGGCAACATCTGAAACCTACAAAGACAGAACAACCGGTGAGAAAAAAGAAATTACCGATTGGCACAATGTAGCAGCACGTATACCGCAGCAAGCGGAGATCATTCAAAAGTACGTTCACAAAGGCGACATGCTTTATGTTGAAGGCAAGCTACGTACACGCTCCTGGGAGAAGGACGGAAAGACCAACTACATCACAGAAGTATTGGTTGATAATTTCACCATGCTAACACCTAAAGGAAGTAGTGGAGGTGGGCAAGGTGGAGGTTATACATCACAATCTCCAAGCTCCGGGTCTACTGCTAGCTCCAGCTCTGGAATTGCCTCTGATGACCTGCCCTTCTGATCTGTATGAGTGAACGTCTCAACCAGCAACCCACAAAAGAACTCCATCTGTTCCAGCGTTTCTTGCTGCAGTCAAAACTCATCACCCAGCTCAACAAATGGCTCGATGAGCAGGCATGGGAGAACGAGAAGAAAGACGCCATCATTGAAATGAAGGATAAGGAGATTGAACAAATTAAAGAACAGCTTCACCGAATGACGCAGAGCCGCGACCAGGTAGACTCTAACTTCAAAAAGTACATGAAGTCAGTAAAGGCAGACAAGGTCGATAACGAAAAGATGCAGAAGCAGCAGACAATTATCCATGACCTCCGCTCAGAACTTGAAGCCACAAAAAGACGGTTAACGGTCAGCCACCGGATGAATGAGCTGCTAGCTAAACAAGCTAAACAAACTAAACAAAAATAATATGATAACACTAAATGAGTCAACAGCAGAAGCGATCAGAATTGAAATGGAATCAATTCCCGATAAGTACCAAAAACCATTCAACAGCGTACACGAAGGACTAGCTGTCTTGCGTGAAGAGTATGTTGAACTTGAAAACGAAATATTTTTTGGTGAGAAAAAGGCAAAGAATCATCCTTACGTAGATGGTGTAGGTCCACTTGACCCAAAGTTAATATGGAAAAAGAAAATTAAGCGTGAGGCTATTCAGGTTGCTGCCATGGCCGCAAGGATAGTTCAGGAATTGACTTAACAAAGTATGAAATCAATAGACAGAAAACTGTTATTTCATTTGGTTGATGTTGTGTGGGGAGATGCACTTGAAGATCAAAGTGTGCCCTCAACACCACACGCAAGAACTCTAATCCTTAAAGCAATTGAGCGAAGGGGGGCAGAGAAATATTCTAAGACCAAACTGAAACGATAAAAACCTAACCCTTCCGGTGACAGGTGAACCGGGTAATTTTATGAAAACAGTAATTGGAAGAATTGTGCAGTACACACTCAGTGAGCAGGATGCAATTGAGATCAATCGAAGACGTACTCATGGCGGTAATATCGCGGAACAGATCAAAGAAGGAAAATGGTCAATTGGTGCTCAGGCCCACATTGGAAATAACGCTGAGGCAGGCCAGGTATTCCCTATGGTCATTGTGAAAGTATGGAGTGATGTTGGTGTTAATGGACAAGTAATACTGGATGGCACAGATCAATTGTGGAAAACATCAGTAACTCTTGGAGAGGGACAAGGTTATTGGAACTGGCCTGTAATTGAGAAGTAATGGGGAAGTTCAGGTGCGGTCTTATTTTGACCGCACCTTTAAAAAATTTTACTAAAAATTTATATCATGACAGCATCAGACTTAAAGCCATCAAATACCTTCTCTCTTACAAAAAGAAAGAACGCGAAAAAATTTACAGTCAGCTCTACATGCGACAAGGCGATTGATGTTATTGGTGGACCATCGTACCGGAATCCACCCAAAGATCAGATCGGCAAGCTGCTGATCATCTTGAATGGATGTGGTCAACTGGTTCTTGACCCTAAACAAGAAATTTTTTTACACTAAACTAAAACCCAAAATGAAAAAGCACTTACACGAATTACGCGTCCGGATCGATGGATTGGCGAAACTGCTGTCTACAATGCAGCCTCTTGAATTCATTACATTAACTGGAACAGCAATTGAATATACCGGATCACGAGAAGAGCAAAAAGCGATCGATGACCTCCTTTTAGCCAAAGCTTGGCTTGGCAAATGTCTTGAAATTATTGGTGAAGATAGCCCTTACAAAAATGACGGAAAGCGAAAGTACATACAAGATATTGAGCCGACAGCTGATCAACCTAAACAAAGCGATAACGGATATACAGTTTGGGTAGGCCTACCAACTGGATGGTGGCAAGACTCGACCCTTATCGAAAAGATAGACTGGATCCGGGAGCGCATTAAAGGCCTGACCGAAGACAACATCCAAGAAACGTTCGAACTGGACCTCTCCGATCCGACCAGCTCCGACATCATCTCCTGCCTTAACCACCACATCCGCCACCTCCACGAGGCCCGGTTCTGGCTCGGCTTCGACCTGGCGCGCATCCGAGATAATAACAAGTAGTCCACATTTTGTCCACAATTGTCGGGTTTTAGAAATTAAACCCGTAGGTTTAACTTACTGCTTATGACGCTTTACTTTTTGGCCTGATGGAGAAACGGCCCTACCCTCGATTAGTACCTAGAGATATATCTGAATCTTTAGGAAAATTACCACCCCAAGCATTGGACATGGAGGAGGCTGTACTCGGTGCACTCATGCTCGAAAAGCCGGCTCTCGCCCAGATCCCGTTCCTAAAACCTGAGCATTTTTATACCGAGGCCCACAAGGAGATCCACGCTGCCATACTGGATTTGGCTTCCGCTGGCGAACCGATCGACATGCGCACCGTCAAGAACCGCCTCCAAAAGTCCGGCAAACTTGAACTCATCGGTGGCGCCTTTTACTTGGCCGACTTAACCAGCCGGGTATCATCAGCTGCCAATATCGAGTCCCACGCCCGGGTCATTCTGGAAATGGCGCTCAAACGGTTCCTTATCCTAAAAGCTTCCGCCATCCACAGTGCTGCGTACGAGGATACCTCCGACCCGATCGAACTGCTCGAGTCCTCCATCACTGACCTGCAGTTCCTAAAAGACCGCGAAGTAGCGACCTCCGGCCCGGAGCGCATTAAGATTTTATGGGAAAACACCCTGATTATCAACAAACCGGAGGAATTTCCTCCGCTGATCACCATCGATGAGTCACCCGTGGCCACGCCCGGTAACCACTCGCTCCTGGTCGGCCGCAAGAAATCACGCAAGACTCTGTTCGTGGTCTGGGAAATCTCCAAGTTCGTCACCAACCGCAACCACCTGGCAGAAGAGGCCGCCATCTTCGACACTGAGCAAGGCCGCAAGCATGTTTGGGGCATTCGCGACAAGATTTACCGGATGACAAACCAAAATGTCCCGGTCTTTTACATGCGCGGAATGTCTCCAAAAGAGAGACGCGACTTTATTGAAGAGACGGTTAAGTACTGGCCACACAAGCTGCGCATCATCGTTATTGACGGTATCCGCGACTTAATGTCAAACATCAACGATCCGGATGAGTGTACTGAGGTGGTGGTCTGGCTTGAAAAGCTCATTTTAACCCACAATATCCACGTTATCAACATCCTACACCTTAACAAAACTGACGGCAACGCGCGCGGTCACATCGGATCCGAGCTCCTGAACAAAGCGGAGGTCACCATCGAGCTTACCCTGGACGAAAACACCGGTGCCACGGTGGTAAAGTGCGAATCCAGCAGGGAAAAGCCATTTGAACCGTTTATGTTCCAGCATGGGCCGACCGGACTACCTGAAATAATAGGCCAGACGGTGAAAGGAGAAGGCGGAATGCCGGACGAGGAGAGATTAAAGCGCCTGGAATCTGTTTTTGAGGGTGAAGCTCTCCCACGAGGTCATTTAGAACATCAAATAGGCGCTGAATTTGCATGCGGTAGGTCTAAAGCAAAGCAGTTGATACAAGAGTTCATCCGCAACCAGTGGATCATTAAGTCCGGCCCGAACCGGAGCCCAAATACTGTCTACAAACTGGTCGCCAGCGCAGCCATTAAGACTAACCTCATCCCCCTTTCCCAGATCGTAACCCCTCCGCCAGCACAGTTGAGCATTGAAACTGAAGATTTGCCATTTTAGATTAAATAAACCAAAATTCATGTGGATAATACCGAAAAATATACAACAGTCCTTTCATTTTGCACTGGACTCATAGGAATCGAGCGAGGACTTGAAACAATTATCCCAAACCTTCGAACAATATGTAGCGTGGAGAGGGAAGCTTTTATCATCGAAAATTTGGTTGCGGAAATGGAAGCAGGTTTATTGGATCCGCATCCTATTTGGCCGGATGTTACCAACTTCCCAGCAGAACACTTTCGCGGAATGGTGGACATCCTCACAGGTTGATATCCTTGTCCGGGGGAATCCTTGGCTGGTAAAAGACTCGGAGAAGATGACCCCAGATGGCTTTGGAAACACTTCGCAAGGGCAATTGACATTATTCAGCCAACCATCTGCTTCTTCGAAAACGTCCGGGGACACATCACAAAAGGGCTACCTACGGTCATCGAATCGCTGGAAGGAATGGGTTACCGAGTGCATTGGGGAATATTCTCAGCGGAGGAAACAGGCGCAAGCCACAAGAGAGAAAGAGTTTTTATCATGGCGGTCAGGAGAAGTAAAATGGACAACCCCAACAGCCAGCGACCAAAATCGATCAACTCAATACCAGCAGGGAGGAACAGCGCTGAGCTTGCAGGTGAAGAGTTGGGGGACACCGACATCACGCGACTACAAGGACGCGGGGGACAATGTGAATTACCAAAAAGTAGCAGCGAAAGGGAAGTTATCAGGGCAAGTTCAGTGGCCAACACCAACCACAGCGGAAGCAAACAAGATTCCCAATCAGGCCAATTACGGTCAGAAAGGATTGAGCAATCACCCTGCAATAGTTGGAGAGACGAACAGGGAGAAGCTGAAGAAAGACAGGAAAGGTCAGTCGCAAGACCCGGCCAGCCTCAACACGAATGGGAATGCCCAAGAACCACAACAGGTCAATGGGAGACTAAATCCTGCGTGGGTGGCTCAATTGATGGGTACAAGTTTCGAGAAGATTTTCTTCGTGCACTTGGAAACTCAGTCTACCCAGATACCTCCTCAATAGCCTGGAAAATACTGTCCGGAAAACACGGACTCAAAATCTAAAGCCCGATCATCGGGCTTTTTTTACGACCAAACCTAATCGAAAATATTAAACCTGTAAACAACTAACACAAATCACAAAACAGTTGAAAAATAACTGCTATTTAGAATTAGTCTCAGTAACACCTCGTTTAAATCGAAATTTCGAACTCGGTTACTCGGTTAATAGTCGGATACCCCCCTCTAACCCAGTTGTTTTGACACAAATTGTCATACTGTTTTTATGGTTTACTCAAGTCAACATAAAAAACATCGAAATTAGCCTAAAAATGAACTCGGTTACTCGGTTAACACTCGGTTATAACCCACTAACCGAGTTACCTCCAACTGGGTTACTTTTTACCCCCCCCTATAAGGGGGGAAAAATAACCGAGTGGATGGTGGGGCCGTAACTCACATATTTTTTTACTAAATCACTCTAACCCACTAACCGACTTAAAATATTTGAATATCACAGAAAACCTTTTACCTTCACACCATGCTTACCCCAAAACAAACACGACTCCTCAACCACCCAAACGTCCAGCTACTCATCACCTCGCTCCAATGCGAACCTACGCTGTCTGCAGAGTTCAAATACTCAAAAGCTGTCGAGGCACGTGTATCCCAGATCCTAAACACCATGGAAAAGGCTGTTTCCTTGCCCGTGGTTAAACGATCAGTGTCTGTCGAGATAGAAGATACCACCCCTTTTAAAAAAATCGATCTAAGCGCCTGTATTGAGGTCGAGCATACCTTCAAATCCTGGAAATCAATGGCAGGCAAAACAATCAAAGCCCCGTTCTGATGAAAACACGAGAAAAAATCGTAGCCGTAATCCTGATTGTAACCTTTTTAGTTACAATGACCATTCCGCTGTGGGCACGTACTACTGCGCCTGGCGCCCTACAAGGCCCCGGTGAATCCCAAATTGGGAAACGGAATTCCAAAGACCGGGGGGCCTCGGTTAGTCCGCAGAACTTTTTCAAAACAAAACCGAATTTTATACTGAAATACAGCAAAACTGATTGTTGTATAACATTTATTATGTTAAATAGTATTTCAGAACAGAATATTATTCTGTTTTCCCATATTGGGAATATTCCAGAATTGGGACAAGATGATATTAGTTGCAACCTGGTTGCATTTAGTTTTGCAACAATGTTGCAAGAGATGGACATCCTTCCTTT